CCCATTTTAGGTACTCTTTGTCTTTGATTCTTTGTGCCTTGTCCTCTGATAGTATTGTGCACTTTTTTATAGCCATAATAAATTGCTAAACTAGATAGTCCTTCATGTACGTTGTTAGATGCCCTGCGTTCTGACATACTTAAATTATATGCTATCTCAATGATACCAAAATTATAATGACAAAACAACTTCATAATTTTAGATAGTCTTTTGCCTATCTCATCATCTACATCTTTGACTGCAAGTGCAGCTCCAAGAGATGATGTAATAAAATCTGTGTTGGTTCCATCAATACGTTCTTTAAGAACATTGCCAGTACCACCACCTTGAAGTTCACACATAAGACGATACCTAGATCCAGCTTCATATTCTTCAATAGATATAAGCTTTCTATGAAACATATACATTAAACGAGACTCACGTATATTTAACCATACTTTACGTTTGTCTAAAATTGTAGATATTAACTCAGGTTTTTCTATCTGACGCATAAGATACTTTATAATCTTCTATTGCATTATCAACAAAAGATCTAAATTTTTTGTTTTTATTGTATAGATTATTAAGTCTATAAACTCTGTTTTTATTACAATTATGTAAACGAGCAATAGTGCTCTTACACCCATACACTTGTGTAGGGTGCAATAGCCAAGAAAGTAAAATACATAAATTATATATTTTATATTCGTTACTATTACCAACAGTTCTTTTACCTTTTAATATATCTACAGATACATTATAAGATGAACTACAATACTTTTGAATATTATTAACCATAAGGAGATAAACATGAAGATTGAATATAGACATAGTGCTTCAAAAACTAATAGTTTTATTGATAGTCCACCTCATTGGATTATAAATAATTTATATGATTTTGATTCTAAAGCTAATGCCAGAATGATAATGGGTAGTACTGCTGAAGCTGCAGCAGAACACGCTTTGCAAAACCAAATCACTGATGATGAGGTTATCATAGATTATGCTAAAACCGAATACCTAAAAAATGATGGTAATGAGTCAGATGATGAATTCCTTTGGTCTGGTATAATTGCTACTCAATTTGTTAAAGAACTTCCACAATTTGGAAAGATTGTTTCTTATCAAAATGAAAAACAAATACCTGGCGAAAAATATGGCTTAAAATATGACGTTATAGGTAAAACTGACTTTGAGTTTGATGATGTAATCATAGATACTAAAGCTACTGCTTACATTAAAAGACTTAAATCTGGTGCTATTGATAGCAGATGGTATCCAAAAGACGCTGATTTGCGTCAACAAGCCCTTTACAAAGACCTTTTTAATAAACCGACAGCGTTGCTGTATTGTTCTATCAAGGACGTTTACAGCGTAGATATGGAGGGCAGAGAGGGTCATTTAGAGACCATTATACAAGCTATGAGTATTATAGAACATATTCTAGATATAGCTGAAACTAAAGAAGATATTGTTAAAATGTATCCTTTAGTTATGGATAACTTTAGATGGGGTAAAGGCGACAATGATCCAATTAAAGTATTTGCAAGAAAAGTATGGCAAGATACTTGGAAATAAGTTATAAAACGTAAATGCAAAAGTTTGGAAATATAATAAAACAAATAAACAAAAGGACAAATATGGAACATGAGACGTTTGAATGCTCATTTAAAAAAGCATTCGAGAAAGATGATGGTCAAGTTACTGTTTACATCACCAAAGATGATGGTACAGACATGACTATATATGGTGAAGCTTTAGGCTCATCAAGATGGCCGAAGGGAGCAAGACTTAAAATTGATGCACAGCCAGTAAGAACAAGTAAAACTGGTAAACAATATCAAACTGCAAGTAGAATAGAATGCTTAAGTGAAGTATCAGATAATTCTGGTGCTGCACCAAGTATGGTTAGTGCTACTGGAGTTCAATCAGTTAGAAATGTTGTTGATCAATTTTCAGAAAAATACAGATTGACTATGAGTAATCTTATAGGTTCTTATATGTCAGGTGGCAAAATACCAACTGAATCAGAGTTTCAACAAATTGATAATCTGGTAAGAAAAGTATTAGATGCTAAAGCTAATAGTGTAGAAGAAATACTATCAGACGATCCACCATTTTAACAGTTTCTTATCTCCCTCGAGTTAGAAAACTAGGCATTACTGCAATATAAGGTTCTTCATTGTAGTAGTGCCTTTTTATTTATAAGGACTTTATGATTGAATTATTAATGATGTTAATGATACCACAAGAAATTAATCCACAAAAATTAGGTATGAAATATATTCTTAAAGAGAAATTTATTGACTATAAATCTTGTGATGAATATGTTGAACAGAATACTTATTTTAAAGAAAATCCAAATTACCAAGAAGGTAATGGAGAAGTATGGGGACATATGTATTATAAAATAGATAAAGAAGAATACCAAGTTATGTTAACATATTGTAAACCAACTAAGGAGAATGAATGATTACAGAACAGAGATTAGAAAAAGCGTTAGCATTTTTATCTGAAACAGATGAAAGTAATGCACAAGCTAATGCTAATGTTAAGTATCTCGATAGATTACTTAAACGTAAAAAAGCATTACACATAACTGGTAACTCAGAAGATAAAAGTATATCTGCTAAAGAACAATCGTATTATGCAAGTGATACATATAAATCTGCAGTAGATGAATTGTTTGAAGCAGAAGTTAAATCTTCTACATTAGAAAACAAACGTGATAAAGAAGGTCTTATTATAGATCTCTTTAGAACATTAGAAGCAAGTAGACGTAAAAACAATATATGATTTATAAGTTTAAGAAGTGGGTTATACTTCCTGCTTATACAGAAATATTTGTTAATGCAACGTCAGATGAAGAAGCACTCAAAATATTAAATGCTATAGATCCTACAACTTTAAACTGGCAAGAAGCTGACTCAGTAGAGCAGCGAATGACGTATGAAGTTATAGATGAAAAGTCCTGAGTTAATATTATTTAGAGCTGTTATAAACCAAGCTATACATGATGCTATGTATGATGGTTTAAATAAATATTATATTATAGATAAACGTAGTGCTATAGAGTGGCTTATTGGTAACTCAATAGACTTTAGAACTATATGTCATTATGCAGACATAGATCCTGAAAGAGCTTGTAGAAAATTTACTGCTGCTATGAAGTTAGATCTATATGCTTTAAGAGATGATCAAAATAGAGTGTTGAGTAAACCAAGAAAAGAATATAAACATAAAGGTAAATACAGGTTAACATTTAATGAGCAAAGTTTGGAACAAACAGATTAAAGGTAGTCACTACCAAAAATATAAAATTCAACCAAGTAAATTTGTAGTAGAAAACAAACTTCTATTTCCTGAAGGGTGTGCAATTAAATATATAATTAGACACCAGGACAAAGGTGGTAAAGATGATTTGTTAAAAGCTATACACTTTATTGAAATGATTATAGAAAGAGATTATAGTTAATTTAATATAAGTTTTTTTATTGATTTAGAACCATCTATATTATCTTCTAATTCTGCCATAGATTTAATACATCTATATTCTACATTATTAGACACATCTCTATTAGCAATTCTTTTGCCTTTTAAACAAGTGCTTAAATCAGGTTGCAATCTTGCTTCCTTAATTTCATTGTTTACCAGCATAAGTAAAGCTATAACCATTTGTTCCATTAATGTGTTCCATTTCTAAGTTTATCTATTACTTTTTGTATAGATATAATTTGTTCTTTAAGGTGATCTATATTAACTTTGTTATATCTAGATGCCTCAATTTCTTTTTCTACAGATTCAATTTGACCAGCAAGATGTTCTATTAACATATACATTTCTAAGTTCTTAGGTTCTTGCTCAGCTTTTTTTAAAAGATCAGCAGCAAATAGAGTATCTGCAGTTTCTAGTTTATTAAGTCTTTCTACTATACCAAAGTAAGCCCACACTCCTACTGCAACAGCAACTACAATACCTATCATATTTCTAATAGGCATACTTACTGATGTATTTTCGCTAATTTTCATTTTGCAATCTTACCTTTATTGATACCTTTTTTAATTACGTAATCTCTTGTACCATGAGCTCCTATTTCAACTTCTTTTTTAAGATGTTTAAACAGTCTCATTTCTTTTTCTTTGTATTCTATTTTTTTCACGTGCTGTTCTAGCAACTTTGTGTCTCTCATTATTCCCCCAAAAAGGTAGCATATGTCCTGAATTTTTAAAACATTTAACACAAGAGTATTCTTGTTTAACAATCATATATGCTTCACTAGAGTATATGTCTTTACTGCACCATTTGCAGTTTCCTACTTTATTGTGATTGTTTTTTAGCATTGATTTCATCGTTAGCTTTATCTAAGTCTTGAGCTGTATACTCAAGTTTTTGTAAAGATCTTTTAAGTGCTGCATCTTTCGATTTACAAGCATCTTCTAATTCTGAAATTTGTGCTTTAAGAACACGAACTTGTTCTTTATATTCGTTAATAATGTCTTGGTAGTCTGGTCTATCCATGGCTATTTAGGTTTACGCATTATGTCAGCACCTTTAAGACCATAAATGGCACTAACTATTCCTATAAATATTGCCTGATACCAGTAAGGAAGTTCTTTAAAGTACTCAAAGAACATATCTAATCTATTACGAATCTCAGGATCGTCAGTGAAAATAGAGTAGACCAATACAAGAATAGGAAGGGAAACAAGAACCAATACGAACTCATCCTTCCAGCCCTTATCATTACTCTCAATAACTTTCGCTTTATATTCAATTTGACCTGTACTCATTTTCTCAGCATGTCTCATCTGAGCATCTGACATTAATTGTTTAGTTTTTTGTTTGTTTTGGTATATATGACTAGCAGTCTTAACACCCATAGATAATAAATTAAACCACATTATTTAATACCTTTCTTTTTTCGTTCAATCCAAAGTCTGTTGACACGTTTATGCCAAGCCCAAACTTTTATTTTAATAGCTATACTTTCTACGAAGCTGTAGAATTTGTCGGTAAACCTTCCCATGCTTTGTACATCCCCTCTACTAACAGCTCATCATCGTATGGCTGCATACCATTTTCCATTTGTATAATAGCTTTTACTAATGGTAAATAATCTTCAATAGTATTGTTTAATTCGTCAGTAGGATTAACATCAAGTCGTCTACATACAAATACTATGTAAGCATCTGTATCGTTTTCGCTTGGTGGAGCCCATCTTTCAATGATGCTCTCTACTGTAAATCTTTTATGATGAAATCTGTATGTTAAAAGTATTTTAACTAATGCTCTAATACCCCATACAGCTTCTTTAAATACACAAAAAACTGGATCAGATTGTTCATCTGCCAGTCCATCCCAATCAGTACCAAGTTTAATATTGCCTGGGTTCTTATTTCTTATACCTCTAGGTAATTTTTCTGTTCCATCTGCCATTTTTATCTAAAACCATTGGGATTAATATTGGTAACCCATCAATGATAACTCCTGTTCCTATTACTGGTCTAGACTTTTGTAATTTATTATATTCAAAAGCTAAACTTTTCATGTTAATTAAACACCCAACTTGCATTCCCCAAAGTAGTTCATTTGGATTACTCCAATAATCTATTTTGAACGATGTATGATAGTGTCCTTGAACTGTACACATACCATATTGTTGAGCAACTTTTAGTACATCTTTATATTTACCATGACAGAAGTAAATTTTTTGACCATTAGATGCTTTAATAACCAAATCTTCATGCCATGACCAACCTTTACCTACTCCAAGCATATGATTATAAGACTTGAAGATTTCATGAGGCATTCCATGTCTGGTAGCTTTTCTAAAAACTAAACTACCATGGTTAGAATCCATTACGTATTGCTTTGGAAATAGTTCTTCTAATTGTTTAAAAAACTTCTTAGCAACTACGAGCTCATGACTAGGTGAGTATAAACCAGGATGTGAATCATGGAAGGATATACTGTGCCAATCCATTTCATCACCTATGTTTACTACACAGTCAGGTTTATATTTTTCTTTGATTGCACTTAAAAAGTCAAGTGTATCTATATGATGATATGGGGCGTGTTGATCACTGATAATAAGTATTGATTTGCGAAGCATATTATACCTTTTACAAGTATTTGGCGAATATGTCTAGCAAACTAGGTACAACTTTATGCTGGTACTTTAGGTACTTCATATTGTTTGCAAATAAACCTTAAATAAATTTCGTGTTCATTTACATCTTGTGGACCAATTTCTTGTAGTTTCTTTAATGATTCTTCATACCCTGCTTCCATACAACTATACATATTAGTATATTGTGTAGGCATAGGATATGGTGCCATACATTCACCTGCAACGTATGAACACATAAGCATCAGTAAAGTAAATTTCATTATAAATTTTTAGTTAATAAATATAAAAATTGTCCTAATAAACCTAACCCAATAGCTGATATAATATATATAATTCTATCTATATCTTTTTGCATATGAGCTAAGTGATTGTTTTCTAAAGTATCTAGTTTTTGATCAATAAGATCTATTCTATTATGAACCTTTAGAATTTCTTCTTTATTTTCTGTATTTCTACTCATTAGAATAATGTTTCGTAAGGAGACCTTACTAACCCTTTCGTTTTGTATTGTGTATATCTAGGCCCTTGGTATCTAGGGTGACCTAGTTGCCCTAGTACAAAATCAACAGAAGTGTCTGCAGCTAAGTCTAACGATAGACCTTCTTTTAACAAACCTTGTTCTATTGATGCTGTTGCTTGTTGCAGCCAAATAGGTAAAAATCTTTTACCAACATGACCACCTATCTTTAATGCTTTTTCAATGGCTTCATCATCTTTCTTGGTCATATTGGGACTCCACTTAGTAGTTAAGTATGACTTATTAGTTAATACTTCTATAACTGTTCTAGGTAGAGAACCAATTTTTTTAAGACCTGTAGATTGAGGTGCTGTAATCCAATGAAAAGGTTCCATTAATTGTTTAGAGAAGGTTAATACTTCACCATTCCCTAAGTCAATTCTTGTTGGATCTGTGTTTTCTAATATACTATGTCCTGAGAACATATAGTTTAGTGCAGATCCTGCTACTGCATATGTAAGTGCAGCTCTAGCAAAATAGTATTGATATAGCCTTCTAGCCATAGGATCACTTTCAAACCCTGGTAATGACTTAGCTATAATTCTTATGTTAGATATTGTCCAGTCTGGAGCAAACAATAGTAATTGTAAATAACCTCTAGATCCTGGAGTTAATGTAGTTTGTGCTAAATTTTTAACAAATCTATTTTCTATTCTTTGTGTTACTTGTGCCCAGTTTTGTCCACCATATGCATCATTAGTAAATTGTGCAGCTCTCCTAGCTTTTTTATATAATTGTTCTTGTGTGTCGCCAGGCTGTATTGCATTCTTACCTTTATTTAATGATGTAAGAAATGTATGTAATTTAGCAGAAGTAAATATTCTGTCCCAAGTAATTCTATCAAAAAACTTAAATGTTCTTTCTATGTTCCCTTTTTGACTAATACCAAAATGTCTTTTAAGAAAAGTATCTACACCTCTTATGTTTTGATAAAATCTATCATAACCAACATCTTCAGGCATTGATATTTCTAAACCACTACCTTGTCCAAATCTAACTACATCATCATAGCCTTGAGCTCTTAGTTGTTTAATAGCGTGTGGATAATCTGTAAGATAATAACCTGGATCTTGTAATTGTTTTAATACTTCTGGTTTAGTTTTAGGACTTAAAAACTTACCTATAGTTTTAAACTTAGCTCCTGCAAACCATAATGATTCTACTAATGCACCAGCATGAAAGAATGAAAAGCCTACAGCTAATCGTTTCATCATAAGGTTAGTAGTAAACAATGCAGACATCAACTGTTGTTCAGTTGTTGCATCAAATACCATACGCAATGATGGTTCTATACCTTTATGTATTAATGGTACAAATCCTTTATCACCTGTAAAAAATGGATGATTAAATTCTGTATAGTTTATTCTTTCTTGTGGATCTATAAACGCAGCTTGTTTTCTAGTTCTAGCAAGAAATGGTTTAGTAAGTATATCTGTGCTTTTACCTATATAATTAGTTTCTAAAAAACGTAATACATTTTGTGTAGTTAATGATTTACCTGCTGCTTGAAGGTATAATCTCATTAGCTCAGCTGGATCATCCATACCAGGTCTTATTGTGTAACCCATTCTTAGACCTTGGTTAATATCTTCAAAGACTCTAGATCTACTAAATTTAAACTTAGGATTATCTCCAGTAATAGCTGTTTCAAACTTATTAGTAAAACTAAACAGTTCACCTGTTTTACTTCTATAGCCATCCCATAGTAAAGGTAAGTAATTAGATTTTTTATATTTAACTATACCTGCACCCTGCGTATTAAACATTTCATAAAATTCATTAAATATTTTAGAGATGTCATTAGCTGCATTAAGTTCTGCATCTGATAATAAACCTTTATTAAAAGGCTTTACATTTTTATTAAATCTAAAGTTTTCATCTACTGTAGCACCAGTTAGATAATAGAATACTTTACGTCTAGAATCTAATTGATCTGGTAATGTATCTTTAATTTTGTTTGCTAATTCTTGTGCGTATGAATTATATTTAATAGTAGAATATTGTGCTGCATCTAATGCTGATTCTACTTTTGTTTCTGCACTTTGATAAGGTACTCTACTTCTACCAAAATACATTGTTGCTGCTTTAGCTGCTGCATATATACCTACACCTGTTGCAAATCCTTTAGCTGTTGCTACAAGTTTTTCATCATCAGCTGTTAAGAACTGTGCTGTACCTACAACACCACCTATAGATGCTGCTTTAAATAATGTATTTTTTGCTATGTCTTTAGCACTTTCTACAGTTGGTCTAGCAAATGATGTAACTTCATTAGCTATTCTTGAGAACTCTGCTTCGTCTATTACTACGCCTACTTCTTTTTTTAAATCATTTAGAATATCATCTACGATTCTGTAAGAACCTTTGTCTGTATATTCAACGCTATTTGCTAAATTTTTATTTTTAT